ACCGGCGTAGCGTTTCTCAAGGCGTTTCAAACCCATTGCTTTTACTACGGCAAGCCAATATATACGCCCCTCATCTGTTGCGTTGTCGTATGCGAAGGCGTGGTCACCCGCCCTCGCTTCGGGGGTATAGCTGCTGTCTTTGTATTCGCTGAGCATCCACTCAGCGGCTTCTTGTGGTGTTCTCATCGTCTCTATCTCCTAAAAGTCGGAACAAAGTCCGAGAAATGCCGGTGAACCGCACCGGCACGGTGTGTCTGCTTACGCGCAGACGATCTCTTTGGTCTCCTCACGGATGACACGCTCGGTCACGCCTGTGACCACGACACGGCAGAGCGGGCTGTCGCTCTTGACGTATGCGAACACGGCCACGCTGAGTGTGAACCCGTCCACCTGTCGCTCAAAGCGGAAGTCCTTGTTGGGTGCATCGTTCGTGTACTCGTTGACCCGGGCTGTCCACTCGTCGCCCATGAAGCGCTCGAGCAGACAAGTCAGCTTGGGCACTTTGAACGACTCGAGGTTGCGCATCGTTGTGTTTATGTACACAGACTCCCCGTAGGTGGACAGCGACAGGTCGACATCTTTACGCTGGTTGGGCGGAAATGCCTCGAACGCTGCCCGGACTGCCGGGTGCTTGAGCAGCGCCACCCGTGCGGATAACTGCTTGGCCGTGGCACGTGCTGTGCGTGTGACACGGGCGATTTGCTTGGTGAATGCTGACATGCTAAAAACTCCTAAGTTAACACGGGGCTGGGCCGCAGCCCCCACGGTTTCTCGGAACTCGTTCCGAGTTATTTCTTGACAGCGTCTAGCCTGTCTGTGCTGTCTTGTCTCGCCGCTACGTAGCCCTCGAGCACGAGCGGGTGCGCCTTGTTGAGCAACAGGGGCATGCGCTGCATGTGCACCTGCACGGTGGCGGGTATCTCGTCCCACAGTGCCCGCAGACGGCGCATGGTCGGCGTGCCTGTCATGTCCTCCCACGTTGTCTCTGGCTCCACCTTCGCTTGGGTTCGCGCACTGAGCGTGCACCGTGCCCGCAGCACGGTCATGGTCTCCTGCAGCGCAAGCAGAGCGACCACCAGCGTGTCCTGCCCGGGCTTGCCCGCACCACGCGTGGTGAAGTAGCTGATGCGCCTTGTTGTGACCTTCAGATCCTCTGCCAAGCGTGCTCGTATGTGCTCCCACGGCGCGGTTTTCCATTTGTTCCATCGGTCTGCCACGGCTTGGCTAATCTTGGCGCGGGACTTCTTGCGCTTTCTGTCAACGTCAATATTGACCCGATGTAGCGATGCCTTGCCATCGTACGCTGCCTTGTACATCTCCTTGACCGTCATATCTGCGGGCTTGTAATGCCCGGGCTGGCACTTGGCGCAGAATTTTGACTCTACGTGCATTACACGTAGCCCCCGCAACTGTCTGGGCAGTGTGCTCTGGTCGCGCACGCCTGTGTATCCCCGAAATGCCGCCTGCGCTCGAGTTAGTTGGCGTCTAAATAAGCGTGGGTGCTTGGTCTCGTGGCACTTGGCGCAGCAGATTGCGTACGCTGCAGCGATCTCCCAACGTGTGGGAAAGGTCTCGTGGTAGTCGATGTAAGGGGCGTCCATGCTGATGTCCTATGAAAAAAGAAAATATCATAACACGTGCTTTTTATTCTGTCCGGCAGTCGACCTTGTGCCCGCTACGTAAGGGCCAGCTTATTTTGCTTACAAATCAACTACTTACGTATAATACATCGGTGGTGTCAATCGATTTCGCAACTATCACGACTAAACAAAAGATTGTTTTTTTTTCTTTTCTCCCGTAGCAAAAAAGTCGGAACGAGTTCCGAGAAAATAAAAAAAGAAATTTTTCTCCCTATATATATATATATTAAATAGGTTAGTAGTAGTAGTAGTGAAAAGTTGTTGATCTATAACGGTTTTTGGCCGTCCGCTTACATGGCTGGCCTGCCATGTTGGTGGGTAAAAGTTGAAAACGGAAATATCCTTCCGTTTTGGAGGGATACTGGTCGTCAGACCTTGATCCACTTGCATCCGTAGACGCTCGGGAAGTACTCGCCCTTCGACGACTGCACCCGCCCGGTGCTGTTGGGCTTGTGTGGGGCTGTGCCGTCGATCATCTTGGCCTTCTCGCCCCTGAAGGACTCTCGGATGTCTCCTACCTTTACGCTGATCTGCGTCACGTCATCGATCAGCAGCCACAGCTTGCCATCATAGCCGATACCCTTGATTTGCTCTTTCATTACTGTCTCCAAAAAGTCGGAACGAGTTCCGAGAAAAGTGCAAGATCGCACTCCGTAAGCCAGCACGCTGGCCTACAGGCTGTAATCTTAGTGAGAATGATTCGCATTTACAGGGCGCACATCCAAGATTTCACCTTCGCCTTGTTCGGACTGGCTTACGTCGAACGATTCCCACGCCATGTGCTTGGCGTCTTCTTTGTTGTCGGCGGTTACCTCAATTGTTTGTACGTACGAAAACACTACAGTGACGGAAAATTTACGCATGATGGTTCCTAATAAAAATGAGAATGATTCGCATTAACCGGGCCGAGCCCCCCGCACGCACCGGCATGCGGGGAAACCCTGCTGTAAAAACTCGGAACGACTTCCGAGTTATTTTGCTTTGGCTGTAGCCAGCGCCGATGCGCAGATCTTGCCAGCCGATTCATACTTGGCGCAAAGTGTCCAAAGTTTGGCAGCAGCTTCGAGGATGTCCGCAGGGACATCGATCTCGGTCTTGTCCTGCACCGTGGCCGTGATCACTGCGACAAGCTTGGTCAGCCGTTTGCTTGCCTTCGATACATCGGAAGCTTCGCCCTGCATAACGACTCTGCCACTGCCTTGCACCTTGGTGGCGAGCCCATAGTACTTTGCCACGATGGGCAATAGCGTGCTATGTACTGCGACCTTATCGCAGCCCTTGAATTCGCCCTGCAGTGCAAGGCATGCCGTATATAGGTCATCGCCTGCCTTGATAGCAGTGATGGTGAGAGCGGTGATGTTGGTGATGTTGATGTTGCGCATGAAATACTCCAGATAAAGGTTGATACCCGGTAGACCGAATGCCTACTGAGTGACTGCATTGTAGCATATGCACCTTTTCCACGGTATCTGTGGCATCCAATGGCTTGACCCCACCGTACCCCCATCACCCCTTTACAGTGAGGCTGTGGCTACGTTGCAATAACACTGTTCCAACCAAACATTCCACACTTTGTAAAAACTTGGACTACACTGCACACCCCCCACCTTCATTTTCTACGCGCACCCCCCACCCCCTATAAAAATTTTTAGCAAAAAAAACCCCCGTGCACAGACGGGGGTAACAAGAGAAGCGCCTAGAGTATATACTGCGGTAACGATGCCTATGTTTGATAACCTTATATCTTTCACACCCGACCCGGCAGGGGTAGGGGACTTTGTGCCTCTTAGTAAGGCCACACCCGGAGAAGTTCTCACTGCGCAAGTAGAGACGGCCAACTGGCTGACCAAGCTCGGTGTGCCTTCTGACGAGGCCATTGACGCTAAACAACAACAGGTCGCCGCACGAGACGCATTTACCTCGCTGCACTTTGACACAGACAACGCCAAGCAACGCTTGGCGCTTACGACAGTGCGAACGCCTGCTGCTGTGCAGCACCTGACCGGGATGCTGACCGCCTACGACTGGAACTTTATCGAGCACGCCAAAGAACTGCGTGGGTACACGGTTGCCAAGATACTTGAAGAAACCAAACAACCAGACGCCCGCATTCGCCTCAAGGCGCTCCAGATGCTGGGCGGGGTGACAGAGATAGCGCTCTTTACCGAACGCATAGAAGTTACCAAGAAAGATGCCACCGAAGAAGATATTGAGAAACGTCTGCGGGAACGACTGGCTAAGTTTCTGGCCCCCTCAGACGTTACCGATGTGACGGAAGTATCCGAGCCCGCGCTATTTGACGCAGTTGTCGCGCACCCCGATGCTTGAAGAACTGACACACGATGCGGTCAGTCGGTTGCTTGCCGACCTACCCAACATGCCCGCAGCCGAGAAGATGGCGCTGCTGGACGAGATAGAGACCTTAGACAAAAAGAAAAAACTAGTAAAGTGTCGAGAGGACTTCTTGGTTTTTTGTGCCTACATGTACCCCGATTGGAAAGAGGGGCCGCACCACCGACACCTTAAACCGTTGCTGCACAACGTAAAAAATGGCGACGAGTTGCGCCTTACCGTCAGCATGCCCCCGCGCTTTGGGAAGTCAGAAACCATTGCCTACCTGTTCATTGCGTGGTATCTGGGGCATCACCCGCACCATCACATCATGATGGCTACGCACACCTCCACGCTGTCCGCAGACTTTGGCCGCAAGGTGCGCAACCTGATCGACACCGACAGATACCGTGAGATCTTCCCCCACACCATTGTTTCCCGAGACAAGTCCGCCTCTGACAACTGGGCGACAACTTCGGGGGGCAAATACCTTGCCATCGGTATCGGGGCAAACGTGGCCGGTCACGGCGCTCACTTACTGATTGCTGACGACTTGGTGTCCGAGCAGGCGGTGCTGGCAAACCCCGAGAGTACGTTTGATACGGCATGGACATACATGCAGGTGGGGCCGGTACAGCGCCTGATGCCGGGGGGACGTATCATAATGATAGGTACGCGGTGGGGTAAGAAAGACCCCATAGGCCGCGCACTGGCATGGGCAGAGCAGAACCCCGCCGCACTGCCTTGGCATGAGGTACGGTTCCCGGCCATACTGCCGTCCGGTAAAAGCCTGTGGCCCGGGCAGTGGCCGATAGACCAACTACTGGCTAAAAAAGCAGGTATGCAGCCGCAGTACTGGGCCGCGCAGTACATGCAGGAGCCCACCAGCGAAGAGGGGGCGTTGCTTAAACGCGACTGGTGGAAGATATGGGAAAAAGACGACCCGCCTGACATGGAGTTTGTCATGCAGGTCTGGGACACCGCGCACGAGACCAAGAGCAACAACGACTTCAGCGCCTGCACAACGTGGGGCGTCTGGTACAACGAAGAGAGCCACCGGCACGAGTTGATGCTGCTCAACGCCATTAAAGACCGTTGGGAGTTCCCGCAGCTTAAAGAGATTGTGCTGGAGCAGTACAAGGAATGGGAGCCCGAGTGCTTGCTGGTAGAGAAGAAAGCTGCCGGGGCTCCGCTCATTCAGGAGTTGCGGCAGATGGCGATTGTTGTCGAAGAGTACAGCCCGTCTCGCGGCGCGTCAGGCGTGTCCAATGACAAACGCGCTAGGGTAAACTCGGTGTCTCCTATGCTATTTGACGGTATCGTATGGGCTCCTGATTTCCGTTGGGCGCATGAAGTCATTAACGAGTGCGCAGAATTCCCCAATGGGGAGCATGACGACTACGTTGACTGCGTGACAATGGCGTTGGGCCGTTACCGGCGCGGCGGGTTCATTTCCTTGAAATCCGACCGGCAAGACGAACCTAAGATATTTAGGCGTGGCAGACAAGCCGCATACTATTAAGAAAGCACTGACATGGCGACAACCGGTCTAGACGCGCGCACATTGGAGCAGCTTAAGAGCGAAGGCATTGACCCTAGCCCTTTAAAAGAACGCAAGATTCCAAGTAGGGAGCAGCCGTACACAAGCGCGGGTTTGCCTTCTTTGCAGGTATTTGACACGCCTGCACTGCAAGGTACAAACACGCAAGCCTTTATGTTAGGCAGCAACCGTATTGCGGATTTCGATAAGAATCGCAGGCAAGCACAGGCAGTATTTATGCGTTCAGACGCAGCGCCATACGCACTTGCCCACGAGCAAGAGCACTTGTTAGCGCGGCAGGGGTTAGGCACACCCGCCAAGATTAACAGTAAATTTGATGAACTTATAGGTGAAAAAGGTGGTGCAGTTCGAAAACAGTTTGTTAAAGACGCCGCAGGCGCTGCGGAGCACCTCAAAACAAAGTACGGTATTGAGGACGCTTATTTTAGTCCCCAGATGTTAGAACAAGGCGGCACTGCGCTGTATGAGCAATTAGCTTCGTTGGCTGGATACGAAGCAGCAAACAATGTGGACTTAACCAAAGACCCTGTTCTGCGCAAAACGCTTTTCAAAGACAAAGAAGTGCGTGAGACGTACAACGCAATTACGGGGCTGCGCCAGACACGGCTGGATGCCCGAGACCTACCTCCTTATACTAGACAGTCTGAGCCTGCGGAACCGGGTGTGATAGACAAGCTAAGAAAAATGATT